ATGTTGGTTCTCAAGATGGGTCCGACGTGCTTCCTTGATGAGAACGGCAAGTCATTCCGGGATATCGCGGTTGGCGATTGGGTTGTGATCCGACCTTCCGATGGTTGGGCTTTGACGCTTAACACGATGCACAGCGGAGTTTCCGTGAAGGACACCGTGAATTGTCGCATCGTTTCCGATATCGCCATTCGCGCTCGTGTCGCGCATCCTGATCTAGTTTACTAGGAGCGCGATAATGGCTGAGTTGGAAGGCGAAAACGTCACCATAACCGAAGACGCGCCGGTAACGGTCGCTCTCGAAGAAGGTGGCGAGACAACAAAGGTTGTCGAGAATAAACCTGCGGAACCGGATGAGCGTGAAGTAGCTCTAATCGATCTACGCAAACAGCTTGACGAGCAGAAGGCCCACACAGAGCGAGAACGCGCGGCGCGGGCTGAAGCCGAGAAGCTGGCTTTACAGCGGGCGGACGAGGCCACGGCGGCCAAAGGTGAGGTTCAGGATAGCAACCTACGGGTTATTCTGAACGCGATCGATGCGGCGGAACAAGGCGCGACAAATGCGGAGCGATCCTATGCCGATGCGATGGCAAGTGGAGACTACGGCGCGGCTGCGAAGGCACAGCGCTCGATGGCGCAAAGCGAAGCTCAACTGCTGCAACTTAAGAATGGTAAAGCTGCGCTCGAAGACAGGTTGGCTTCCCGAACTACCGAGGGAAGAGTTGACGATACACGTCAGCCAACTCAGCCAGTTGTGCCTCCCGGAGACCCGGTTGAGGCATTAGCGACCAGATTAACGCCCAAGAGCGCGGAATGGTTGCGATCGCATCCGACAGCGGCGGGACAAGTCAATAAGTTGACGGCGGCTCACCAGTCGGCGGTCGAGTTGGAAGGGATAGCGGTCGAATCCCCGGAGTATTTTTCCTATATCGAGCAACGGCTTGGTTTAGGGGATAAGAAGCCGGAGCCGAGGACGCAAAGCAAACCATCAATGGGGTCTATTCCTGTTTCGTCGAGTAGTTCAAGCGGGAGTTCTCGGTCGTCTGGGAATGTGATGACGCTTTCGCCGGCGGAGGTGGAGTTCGCGATTATCAATGAGCCATATTTGACTAGAGATAAGGCTCTTGAGGTTTACGCGCGCTCCAAGGCGCAGCTTATTAAGGAAGGAAAAATGAATGCCTAAAATGGATTTTGGAGACGCAATCCGAGCGCTTAAAGATAGTAAGCGCGTCGCTCGTTCTGGATGGAACGGTAAGGGAATGTGGCTTTCGCTTTCGTGCGACGGAACGAAGGAGATCGATGCGGATAAGTTCTGGTCGGCTAACAATCGCGATTATGCTAATGAACAAGGCGGAAAGGCAAAGGTTCTCCCGTCGATTACCATGAAGACTGCTACTGGTGAAATCCTCATGGGATGGCTCGCTTCGCAAAGCGACATGCTATCCGAAGATTGGGAAATTGTCTGATGACCGGGTTCGATCATAACGCAATTCCCGATGGCCGCACGCGCGAGGGCCGCGCTATGCGAGAATCCATGAAACATCAAGGTGGCGATTTGTCTAACGATGCAGCGGCAACAAGTTTGACCAGAGCAGAAGCCCGTATTCGAGAAATCCGGGGTACAATGCCGGATGGCGGAGAAACGAGAGACAAATTTTGGGCTCCCTCGCCTCCGGATGGCTTTGATTATCAGTGGAAACGCAAGAGCGTTTATAACCAAGAAGACCCGGCTTATCAGGTCGAGCTTACTCGCCAAGGATGGGAGCCTGTTCCTTTGTCGCGCCATTCCGAGATGATGCCAAAGGGCTGGAATGCGCAGACGATTGAGGTCGAGGGAATGACCTTGATGGAGCGTCCGATGATATTCACCAATGAAGCCAGAATGCGCGAGGATCGCGCGGCACGCGAGGCCGTGATGACCAAAGAGGCGCAGCTTCGTTCGAGCCGCAAGGGCGATCTCGGCAATCGCGAGGTTTTGGCTTTCAACAAGAGCCGAGAAGCTATCGCTATTCCAGATGGGGAATAGTTGACAAGTTCTAAAAACTAATATAATGGAGGAAGTAGAGATAAGCTTTCTCCATTTTTAGCTACTGATAAAGGCGAATACGGCAAGCGCCGAACGCCAGAATAGCCGGCCCGCGCTGGGCAAGGCAAAACCCACTCTCCACGGATAGAGCGCCTCTAGCCACGGAACCACCCTAAAGAGGGCGGTCATGGCGAATACACAAGCCTACTTTGGCTTCTCGCCGGTTTCGACCAGCAATGGTCCGGTAAACTGGCGGATGTCCACCCGGCGCATTGCGTCGGGAAATGCGACTGCGATTTATAAAGGCGACCCGGTAATGCCGGTCGTTTCTTCGGCTACTGGCTACATCACTCAAGGCGCTGCTGGCACCACCACGCTTGCTGGCATCTTTTGGGGTTGCCAGTATCTTTCGGTCTCCCAGAAACGGACCCTCTGGTCATCTTATTGGCCTGGTTCGGACGCGAGCGGTGACGTTACCGCATATGTCATCGACGATCCGAACGCGCGGTTCAAGGTTCAAGCCAACGGCTCCAATATGGTTGTTACCGGCTCGACCACGACTTGGACCTCTGGTCCAGTTGGTCAGTTGGCGCAATTCACCATCGGAACTGGTTCCACTTCAACGGGGCTGTCGGGAGCTTACATCTCCTCGGTCGCGACGACTGGAACATTCCCGTTCATTGTCGCGGATATGGTTCAAGACCCGCCTGGCGTGAACGGATCTGATCCGACGACGAATTACAATTATCTGATCGTGGCCTTCAACAATGAATGGCTGCGCGGTAATAGCGCCATCACCGGCATCAGCTGAGGAGCATGAACAATGGCTGTTAATCTCGCTGCCATTAAAGACCTGCTCCTGCCGGGTCTTCGTGGCGTAGAAGGAAAATACCCCCAGATTCCGAGCCAGTGGGATAAGGTCTTCGAGAAGACCAAATCCAACATGGCGTTGGAACGAACCGCTGAAATGCGCTATCTCGGTCTTGCCAATCTCAAGACCGAAGGCGGCGCGGTGAGTTTCGACAATAACGCAGCGGAGCGTTATGTTTGGAACCAAGAGCACTTTGAGATCGGTCTGGGCTATGCGATCACCCGCAAGGCGATCGACGATAACCTCTACAAGACACAGTTTACGCCGACGAACCTTGGTCTTATCGAGAGCTTCGCTCAGACCAAGGAAATCTACGGCGCGAACATCCTGAACACCGCGACGACCTATAACAGCGCGGTTTCGGGCGATGGCGTGGCGCTATGCTCCACGGCGCATCCGATTGACGGCTCGACGATCGCCAACACGCCAACAACGCAGGTTGACCTCAACGAGGCTACCTTGCTCAACGGCATGATCTCGATTCGTCAGAATTACCGCGACATCGCCGGATTGAAAGTTTTCGCCCGTGGGCGCAAGCTGATCATTCCGCCGACGCTGGAGCCGGTCGCTATTCGATTGACCAAGACGGAACTTCGTCCTGGCACGGCCGACAACGATGTCAATGCGATTCATACCACGGCTGGCGGATTGCCAGAAGGCTACATGGTCATGGACTTCTTGACCTCGAACTTTGCTTGGTATCTTCTGACCAACATCAAAGGGCTCGTTTATATGGAGCGCGTCCCTTACGAGATGGATATGCAGGTCGATTTCACGACCGACAATCTGCTGGTCAAGGGATACGAGCGCTACAGCTTCGGCTACTACAATTGGAGAAGCCTGTACGGAAGCTTCCCGACTTCGTAAGGAGGACACAGAATGGCTATCACTGCCTTTTCCGGTCCTCTCATGATTTGGGGACAGGTTCCACAGAGCGGTCTAGAATACAATCCTGATTTCGGAGCGTCGCTATTCAACGGCGGCGCCGGTATCATGGACCCACGACTGCTCTACACATATCAGCCGGGCGAGGCTCAGTATGAGCCGGACTTTGGCTGGTTGGGATTCGATAACGTCACAACTCTATCGGCGGTTCCCTACACCGCCGCTACGAGTGCGGTTGTGGCATCGGCCAATCCGACTAGCGCGGCTCTCGCGCTGGTATCAGCCAATTCTTCGACAACCGGCGTCTACATCACTCCTAACATCACGCGCGCGGATACTGGGGCGCTTGATACTGGCGTGGCGGGGGCGGGCTTGGTTGCTCTCGACGCCTATTGTTCGATGGGCACATGCACCATGACCAATGGCGTGCTCACGGTCGGCACCAACACTACGCTACCACTTAGCCCCGGCATGGTGTTGTTGACGGCAAGCGGAACGGTTACAGGCGGAACTGTCGCGGGAACGGTTATTCTGCAACAGCTTACGGCTGGAACGGGTGGACAGGGTGTCGCTGGAACCTATTTGACCAGCAATAGCCTGCTCAACTTCACGTCGAGCACGGTCACGGCAGCGGCTCCGACGCCGTTTCAATGCGCGGTTCCGAGCGCCAACGGAACGCCTTCCGTCTTCCTTTGGAACCCCAATTCGATGATTGGGCGAACGCTTCAAGTCACCGCCGCATCTGGCGCGTCTTATGCGACTGCGACGATCGCCGGATATGATGTCTACGGTTTTCCGATGACCGAGGCGCTGACGATTAGCGCGGGTAGCACGGTTGCCGGAAAGAAGGCGTGGAAATATATTCGCTCTGTCACTCTTTCGGGCGGAACAGCGGATACGACGCACGCTTATTCGGTTGATACGCTAAGCGTATTCGGTCTCCCGCTGAGATCGGACAACTATGCCGATATCACGGTCAATTACGCTTCGTCCGTGACGGCTATTACGGGCATCACGGCGGCGACGAGCTATCTTCCTTCCGACAGGACGACAGCGACGGCGACGACTGGCGATGTTCGCGGCACGATCGGCGCGTTCACGGCGTCCACAGGAGCCAGCAAACTCGTGGTTCGTCAATCTCCTGGTCCCTACAATATCGGATTTACTGCCGGCTTGTTCGGCGTGGCTCAATACGCCAACTTCTAAGGATTATGACCATGAAGGGCAAGATGCACGGCAAGAAAGCCGGTGGTGGTTCGGTTGAAGAAGGCCGCGACCTCGAAAAGGAAGACAAAACGCCTTCCGTCGTTTACGCGGGTAAGGATTCCGATGTCGTCAAGGAAGCCTCGAAGCGCAAGAAGGGCGGCGTGTGCAAGAAGCGCGGCGGCGCTGTCGATGGCGAGAAAGGCGAGAAGCGCCTGGACAAGATGCCTCGTCGCGCCACTGGTGGCAGGGTTGGAGCCGAGACCCGTCCTTTGTCCGAGGCGTCGAAGATTTCCGAACGACCCGGCGCGAAGCAAGGGCCTGAATCTGACTAAGCGGGGCGCGCCCAATGTCTGAAAAATGGATACAGGGCGCAATCAACCCTGCACACAAAGGCACCCTTAGAAAGTCTCTCCATGTGAAAGCTGGAGAGACTATTCCCTCAGGGAAGCTTGATAAGGCTGCTCATTCCGAGAACCCGACGCTTGCCAAACGCGCCAATCTCGCGAAGACGTTCCGCGCCATGCACAAGAAATACGGCGGCCGGATTGATGGCGAGAAATCAGCCCCGCGTCTAGATCGCCAATCACGAAGCAAGGGTTAACGACATGCGCGCGATCGTCACGACTGTTGGCCCTCTAGTGGCGGCCAACACATCCATCATATCGGCATCGCAGGTGGTTCCAGGGGCCACGGCGCTTGTCATTGACGGGACTGATTCCACAGGATATAGCGCGACTAACATCGCGACCACGACTGGAAACGGCGCTAGCACAACCACGGTGACGCTGAATGGCTCTAAAGTGGTCAACGGCGTTGCGCTGTTGTTCCCGCCGCAGCCCGTAGTTCTAGTTTCAGCCGGCAATGACAGCACGAAAACGTGGACGGTGACGGGTCTCGGCCCTGATAACCGCACAAGCGTCATTGAAACTGTAGCGGCGGCCAACGCGAGCCGTGTTTCGACAAATAACTCATTCTGCCAAGTCACAAGTGTCAAGCTATCCAGCGGCTCCGCTGGCAATGTGAGCGTCGGAACAAACGGAACGGCCACCTTGGATATGGCGAGGCGCGTTCTAGTGACCTCTGGCGGGACGGATACGGGCATTACGTTCGCGATAACGGGAGTTGGCAAGAGCGGGACGACCACTTCCGAGGTGCTAACTGGCGGATCGAGCGGCTCTCCAGTCTACACAGCGCAAAATTTCATCACCATCACGCAAATTCTGGCCTCTGGAGCGTCGGCATCGACCGTTATCGTCGGGACGAATGGCGTAGCGAACGGACCACACATTCGATTGGACGATTATGCGATGTCGCAGATTGCCATTCAATGCACGGTGACGGGAACGGTCAATTACACGGTTCAATCGTCGCTTGATGACCCAAATGATCCGTCAAACTCGGTTCTTCCGCAGAATGTGACGTGGGTTAATACCAACGATACGAACGCTGTAAGCCAAACGGCGACTATTCAGACAAATTTCGCCTATCCGCCGCGTTATGCGAGAGTTTTGCTAAATAGTGGATCGGGATCGGTGGTGATGACGGTTCTTCAACCGACGAATGTGATGTCGTAATGGCGACGAGCGGGACTTTCGCTTTCGCTCCATCACTAGGCGAGCTGGTTATCAACGCTTTCGCGCGTTGTGGTGTCCGTCGAACAGAATTGACGACGCAGCATATGAGCGACGCGCGTTTTGAAGCCAATTTGATGATGTCTGACTGGTGTGCGGACGGTATCAATTTGTGGGAAGTTCAAAGCACAACTATCCCTCTTATTGAAGGACAATACGTATACGCAATACCATCAAATGTCGTATTTATGCTAGACCTTTACATCACTACTGGAAACAATCCACCAATTGACAGGCTTATTTTTCCAATTAGTAG